AAGATTAAACGTACCATCGCCATTATCGGCGACATCAAGCTGTCCTATGTCCTCTCCACCATAAATCTTGGTTTCATTTAAGTCAAAATTGTGATCTTGAGTTGAGTTGCAAGTTGGGCATGTGATTTTGGTCTCATAATCGTTTCCATAACCAGAAACTCTGGCGGCAATTACAAGCGCATTTTTATCACCAATAAATAAATTATTGGGATTGACCTTTTTATCTACAATTAGATTTTGAATCACACGATCTAAAGCAATGCCTTTTTTAAGAAGAGTTCTGGAAGTTAGAATGTCCTCTTCTTTGGCCGTCATGTGGCGGATTTCAATACTATCCAAACCATGTAATGGGTGGTTTTCGGGATAATACCTTCCTTGTGATGGTAACTCTACAAATTCTGTTGGAATTACAAAAGAAAAACCATCATTGGTTTTTTCATGCATAGTTGGTGCGGGGTCGGCGGCTGAATTTTGTGCCTGTCCACCTACGCGGTTTCTATTTCGTGACAATATACACCTCTATTGTTTTATTGTTAGACTTTGAAGAACTCTGTGCCATTGTCTACTGTCGTGGTTTGAGATTGGCCTCTTGTCGAAACTGAAGCCCAGTCGTATCTCATCTCAACAGTCAATTCTGACAAATCGTCACCATCATAAGCCAGATCGCCATATTTGACCGAGGTAATAAAGGCATTGTGAAGAGTCCATTCTTCTAAGCTCTCACCTTCAGAGTTGAGTTGCATAATCGTAACCTGACCAAGAGCGCCAATAGATTGTGCCTTGGAAATGGTAGACATATTTTCTTGATCAGGCGTGGCTGGTAGTTTATAACCAGAGCCTTCCAAAATAGCGGAGAGAGTTGCAGTCATATCTGGATCAACTGGGTCAACAAGGGTCGCGGTAACCGTTTCCCAAGTAACAGAACCTGGATAATAAAAGGTATGGTTCAAATATTTGTGTTCTGCGGCAGAAAGCGTAAAAGAAGGCTTATTAACCGACTTAGCATACCACGCTAAACCCCCATCAGGGTCAATACCTTGAAAATAAAGCGCAAATCTAAATTTTCTTTTGGGATCTTGTATTTGAGTTGAGTCTGTTTGAAACCAGAATGACATGTTGTGTTAACTCCTTAGTCTATTTTAAATAGTGAGCGTAAGAAAAATCTTTACCCCTTAATCGTCAAATGATGCACCAGTTGAGGTAATCACAAAGTCGATTGCAATGAACTCAATAGCTCTAGCTGGCTTAACCATAATCTTGGCGTACAGGATGTTCTGGTCGATAAGATCTGGTGTGGTTGTTGTTTCATCAAGGATAAGCCTATAATCCGTGATACCAAACTGCGTTTTAACGGTTGACAAGAGTGGCTCAATGAGAGACTTAAATCTCAACCATGTTGCTTGAACATTTTGTTCAAACAGCACTCTTGTAGAAAGAATAGAGATTTGCTTCTTCAAGTAGATCACTAGTCTTCTAACATTAATCCGATCAAGCGCTGATTGGCGTTCTTGGAGTGTCTTCTGACCGAACACAACAATCCCGGATGATGGGAATGAAGCAATAGGATTAATCCTAGCTTCATAGAGAGTGTCGCGATCTTTAGAGGTCAGTCTTTCGCTGACGTTTGACACTGGAATACCAGCGGCGCCTTCTGTTAAACCACCTCTGTTAAAGCCTGCGGGAGCAAACCAAAGCTGTGCTGCTCTTTCAGAGCTAGCCAGGACGCCCATCATGGCAACAGAGGGTGGAATCCATAGAAGTTGACCAGAGGCTTCGTCGCGGGATTGGACCCAAGGATAGTAAGTAGCACCATAAGAGGAGTCGATTTGTCTATCCTTCAAAGCGGTGGCTGCTTGCGTTGGAGTGGTTCCAATTCTGTCGGCTCTATTTGCCTTATATGCCTCATGTGAGGGGATATAGACGTTGGCCAAATCAATGAGAGCCATCGCATCACCGCGCTCTTCGCAAACTCTAACCATGTGAGTTGTAAGAGCGTCGGTTGTCAGACCGGGAGCCGCCAACAAGTTCATGTTGATATACTCTGGATCAGCAACAGTATCAATAGCTCTGCGATATGTATGGAACACATATGAGTTCCTTTCAGTAGCGGCAGAGGTCATAGAGCCGTTGTAAAGTGGATCTGGCTTCATGATATCAAGACCGTCGAAGCCGCCCCAGAATGGCGCGGTGAACCGGTCATATCCTGCATCTAGCAATTCCTTATAAGAAGCAGAGGTTTTGGAAATCGAGTTAGCTCTAGAGCCGGATTCATAATAGTAACCCAGTGAGCTGCTTACAACGTCATCCAGTGAGAACACGTATCCGTAACCTTCAACAGCGGTAGAAACGCCTGTTGTGGGATCATCAGGGAAGCCTGAATACATCAAACTGTGTACATCTGCAACACTAGGATCATGTATTGTAGAACCAGATTGTCTTGTGGTCTGCATACCGAAATATGCGTCTGTTGTATCGCTCAAGCCGCCGTGTGATGCACTTTGGCGCAATCTAACAGATGGGAAGTAAAGGGCCCCTGTTATGTTGACTGATGAAGCAACTAGGGTGGCCAGGGTCACGGCGTCCGCAGGTGCCTTATTAAAGCCCCAGACGTTGAGTGACTGACTTGGTTGAGATCCGGCGAAACCGGTTGTGACGAAGAAGCCGCTGGTACCCGCCGCGGCGCCATCGATGCTAGTTGCCGCTTTAAAGCGTGGAGGACCGAAGTAGCCAAATGGCAACAACACTGGATCAGTGGCGCCATTATCTGCGTCGGCGTTCATTTCAACGCGAACAAACTTTGATTGATTGGGATAATCACCATAAACCCTCAATCGCTTTTGAGTTTCGTTCCATTCTTGATACTGGTCTCCGATGATGCGCGCAATATAACTGGGAGATGTTGGATCTAAAGTAAGATTATCAAACCTCTCCACAACTTGAACAGCGTTATCGGTATCTGAAAGACTTCTTAAGACAACAGAGAATGTACCATAACCAGTTACTGTTGAAGTCGATGCTCTAATTCTTTCAATCGAAACTTTTACGTTCTTATGTAACCATTCTCCATGGCCGCGGCCGAGGAGACGGAAAAGCTTTTGCATATTTTGAGGCTTGAAAGCCGCGACAGATCCCTGATCTTGTCCAATAAACCAACCTGCTGTGGCTTCTCTAGAAGCGTTGCCTTTCATTTGGCCTGGCTGAGTCGTAACCGAGCTACTTAGACAAAGAGGCAAAACAACACCAACCAAACTGGTTTTGGCTGTTAAATCTCCGAGGCTTTGGCCGGCGCCATCGCGGAGTTCCTGCTCATATGTTTCACCAAGGAAATAATCTCTTTCAGAAGCAGCGGCATAGAAATCAGAAGCATTAACGTTACCAAGTTGTGGGTTGGTGTTGAAACGCTTACGAATAAACGTCTCTTTTGTATCATCCAAGCCGAATTCGATAATTTCTTGTCCCTTGCTTGTACCCTGAATAACCATCTTGAATATACCATTGGTATCGGATCTGATGACCATACCGGTGGAAGATGTACCATAAGACGCTTGGTTGATGGCATGCACTGTTCCACTAAGTTGGATATGTCCATTATCTATATAGAAAATAGCCGCCAAGGCCATACTAGTGGCTGCGGTTGATCCTGAATTACCGACGAAAAGACCAAAAGATCCACCATTGTTGGCCAGAGCGGCATTGACAGTCTTTGTGGTTGCCCAGCCGGCCTTTGCGGCGGTGGTGCCGGTGTTGTTGGATATTTGTTGTCCTAAAAGACGAACATAAGTAAGAGGGGCGACGTTTGCGCGCAAGAAAGCCTTCGCAGCATAAGTTCCGTACATCGGGGCCTGATAGTTACCATCACGGTAAATATCACCGCCGCCATTACCAGGAACTGTATCACCAAACATGTTTACGAATTCTGAATAAGATTCAACCGTAACTGGTTGCATTGCAAGGCCGCGAGTCGCGCGCCCGATTACAACGGGGCCGATTACATCGGCGGATTTTGGAATGAACGAGTTATCAATTTCATTGATAAACACTCCAGGAGATACAAACTTGAAACTTTTTACTGACATATTGTGGTTCCTCTTTTGAAAAGCAAGTATATTCGATGCCTAATCATACTTTAAATAGTATTTTTAAACCCAAAAGGATACGCAACTTTCAATATTCTGTTCCTGAACTATTCTTTACCCCACAAATTAAAATTCCCCGCAGGAACTGTGCTTTCCTGAGGAAAGTGATACTCAACCGTATTCTCATCCACTCTCACCACGGGTCGATCATCGTTTACACCTTCACCCACCAAGTAGCCCAGTATATTAATAGTTATTTCTGTGGTGAATAGGCGCGGATCTTCGGCTAATGAGGCGACGTTGTTGTTGTGTGCAAAGCTTTGCTGTACAAAGCCCTCATAAAGATGATTGTTTCTTCTCATCACAAAAGCATTAATTTGGCCCGTTCTTGTTATGAACGGCGCCATAAGATCATTCATCTGTTGTTGGTATTCGGTCTTAATAATAATCTTGTAATCTACGCTGACATAAATAGGAATCGGAATTGAGAGGGTTTGAACCACTATTTTCTTGTTTATTCTCGGATAATGGCGCTGTTCGGTTCCTGAAGTGGTATTGGTAGCTCTCATGTTCGATGCGACCGCAAAGTTTCTGGTTTTGTCTGGGACAATTCGTTTCGCAACAATAAGTCTCCCAGCCCTGCCGTTTTTGTCTGTGGAATAAGTATGCGCCTGGAATGAACCCTTGCGCGCTGGATCCTTGCTGATGTTGGTTCTTTCAACGCTAATAATAGGCAATATGATAGCCTGATCGGCGTCTCTTAAATCTTGATTGTTTTTAAGTTGGAAGGATCTTTCAGGAGCTTGCCAAATAACAGGTACTTTTTTAAATCCCTGATTGCTGCGTGCAGAAAGACCGAGATCTCTCTTAAGCCAATCAACCATTGCATAATCGATATCTTCGATTGTTGAAGATAGCATACCTATTTCTTCAAGAGAATAGTTTCCAGAACCAGTTGGAAGCATAGCAAAGTCAAAATTATCAGGTAGCATCAAACAACCCCTTTCTAGCTCTCCTACATCTGGCAACTATCTCAAATGTTTGGCCGGCTTGCCCAAACAAGAGCTTTGGCTCTGAAAGCTTGACGATCTCATAGTAATTATCATTATAGAGAACAAAGTCACCTTCGCGAGTATATAAGTCTTGGTCTTCTTCTAATCTTCTCTTGTGAAAATGCACATTAATCTCCCACATTTTATCAATACCTACATTATCCATATAAGTGGTGGAAAATTCTGTATACTCAACTAGGGCATAAACACGAATCGGTGGTAAAAAGGTTTTTTCAATGGCCTCTCCATACAAATCATGAAATTTGGTTGTTCGCATATCAATAGGATAATACAAAATCTGCTGGCCGATGACCTTTTCAATTAATT